TTCCACCAGATGCGGCTGTGTAAACTTCAAGTAATCCACCAATTTAGGATGTGTCAACAACACGTCCAGCACATCGTCATGAATAACCATCACATTCGGCGTAATCAAGCGGTCATAACGCATTTCCTTCAAAATCGCTCGAAAATCTGCGCGGGGATCAGACGTGGGATCGCTCCAAGGCTTCGCCAACGTTTTCACCTTGCCAGCGTTAGCCTCATCCATCACAGTTTCAGCGACTTGCTTTTCATAACGACGCAAAATCACATCCATTGCTCGCTCAGTTGCCAACCGTTCCACTGCAAAATAATTCTGATACAACACCACTTCCGTATCATCAACCGCTTCTTCTGATTGATGTTCTTCTGTGGTAAAAGGCTTCATTGTGAATTCAGATTCACCCCGACTCGAACCGGTACGCGGTGCGCGTCTGGTTTCACGAATCTTCAAAAAGTTTTCCATTGGTAAAAATGGATATTGCCCTGAAGTTGCTTGCACCGTAAAAATCGGCATTAATTGCTGACCGATAAAATCCGATTGGGTTTGCTGCAACGAAAATTCTTCAGCGACATCAGTTAATTCTGGGCGACGTATCGCATTGGTAAGACGCATATCCTTATGCTCCCGCTAATTAGGTTTTCAAAATATATTCAATGAGATCGCCGTCTGCACTGACAGAATTCAACGCAATTGCATTCAATGCCAACGTACCCGTGTCAGAAATCTTACCGCCCGCCGCCGCGTATAATTCAGCCCCGCGCGCAATTGCTTTACTCGCAATCCCATTAAAAGTTCCACCCCCGCTGTTCAATCGCACCGCGACTTCCGTCCCCACGTTTCCAGTTGCCGATTGATCCATTAAAGGTGTTGGCATAACCAATCCGATCCAGTTGGCATCATCGGCATCGGCAATCGCGACTTGAGGTAATCCCGTTGTCGGTGTTGGATTGATTTTCACGCGTAACCAAGGGGCGATATTTTCAGCGGCAGTAAAAGAGATTTGATTGTGTGTACTATGCACGGTTACCCCCTTTTTGATTTTGTTCAGCTAAATATACTGCATGAGCATCTGGATACATTGCAATCGTTTTTGTCAATGCGTCAACATGGTTTAAAGTAGGATTCGCCGCTTTCACTTCCGCCAATAATTCCAAAAAGCCCTTCGCCTTCGCAGGTTCAGCGGCAAAAGTCGTATTCGCGGTCGTCGTGGGAACTTGAGGAGTCGCGCTCAATGTTGCACGCAGAGTAATCAATTGCCGGTGCGCCTCTGTTGCCGTGCATTGAGGATTCGCCAAACAATCCGCCCGTAATTTTTCATACTTTTCAGTGTGTAGCGTTTCATGAGCAAACAAAGCAAACAAATTCTCAATATCTTCTTTGCGACTCGCTTCTGCTTGCTGTTGTTTCACCAATTGACTGATTTCAGTATCTTTTTGAGCGACTCGTTCAGTCAATTCTGCGAGCTTTGCCTCAAAACGACCAAATGCCTGCCGTAACCCTTCAAATTCTGGAGTGGTTGCCGTCTGAATCAGTTGATTCACTTGCTCTGCTGTCAACATAATCTTGTTTCCTTGTAAATCTGAGAAAAATCCTTGTGAATTTTGCACTGCATCAACCATCTGTAGCGCATGTTTACCTACAAAAACGCCACCTTGCCCAAAATTATCAATCACTTCTGCACGAGACACATTGCGAAAACTTGCGACATCACCGATAAAAATCGCTTCCAATGCGTCCAACGTCTTCAAAATCTCCTTCTCGCCGTCTGGAGTTTCTGGATCGACGCGCTTTTTTGGTGCATGAGTCGAGACAATCGTGATTTCTTTAGCATCGCCGGTGTATTTGACAAAGGTTTGCACCACACCGATTGAGCCAACAATTGCCGTCTCTGCAATCACGATTCGACTCGAAGCCGCTGCCAACCAATACGCCGCCGAGCAACACAAGCCACTGACATAACTCGAAATTGGCTTGCGTGCAGTCATCTGATGAATATAACTCGCCAACTCATGCGTTCCTGTCACCGTCCCGCCCGGACTGTCAAAATGCAATACAATCTGCGCTACTTGTGAATTGCTCACAGCATGATCAAGTAATTCTTGAATGCCCTTGATGGTTGAAAATCCCCAATCTTCCGCCCAAACGTTCGCGTTGATAATTGGTGCGTCGATATGGATAATTGCCACATTCCCACGCAATTCACCTTTTCTTGATTGGGTCGGTGGCGGTGTGTCCCCGGTAAAACCAGACAACAACTTGAGTTGCAAGCTATAAAAACTTTCCACCCAATCCGGATAAATTGCTAAAAAGTCATTCATCGTTATTCTCATCAATCGGTTGCGTAGGTTGTTTTGTCGATTCGCCCGGATTCACGCCTGTCGGATTACCATCTGCACTGGTCGTAAAACTAATGTCATGATCTTTATCGCGCTCAGTGTCAGCTAAAATCCCTTGATAAACATCATCAGGATTACGCCCCATCGCACGAATTTGATTTGACCTAGAATCAAAACCTGCTTGAACTGTCTGAACTCTTGCAGCAACCTCTTTTAACGGATCAATCCAAGGCATGACGGGGGCTTTATGCGACGCACGAAACAATGACAACGGTAAAATGGCTTTTTTGGGAATTTTGACTTGCCCATACAACACCGCTGTTTGTAAAAACCGCCGATAAAGTGGTTGCACAAAACTTTCAATGAATCTCGCAATCCGGGTATCAATAATGCGCTGAGTTTCCACAAGGGCTTGTCGCTCTGCACTGTAAGAACCTTGATATTTACGCATTAATGTTGACGCTGAAATCCCCATACCCGCTGCAACCGCTCGTAACACATCGTCACGAAACGGAATAATTTCTGGATTCGGTCGCCCGTTGGGATTCAGCATTTCAGCGTGTTCCCCCACTGCCAACCCATCCAACACCATGCCCGGATAAAACTTTTGAACAACCTCACGCGGCGACTGTTCTTCACTGGCATAATCGGCGGTACGCTCAATTTTCAACCCAATGGCTGAACCCATTTTGACCGCAGCGGTTTCATACAAATCAATTTCACCCACATCTTGAATCCGGTCAGTGACCGCGTGCAAGGCTGAAATGCCGCGAGTTTGCCCAATGCGTTTAGTCAATTTGAGATGCAACACATCGTTTGCGGTAACTGCCACCATCTCATTTTTATCAACATGGAATTCACCCGGATGATGCCGATAAAACCAATAGGTCAACGGTGTGCCATATTCATCTTTTTGAATCCCTTGCACAATTCCTAATTCTTGCTTGCTATAAGCGTGAGGCAACTGATCTGATTCGAGCAACTGCACGCTCAAGGGCAACGGATTCTTATGGCGATAGCCCGTTCCCTCATAAAATCTTAGAAAACATTCCCCATCACGAAACCATGATCGACATGCCAACTCTTGAATTTTCGCCCCGCTTTCCACGCCGGCAATGTCAGGCTTGCTCATAAATTCCTGCCACAAGTCCTTGATTTGCTCATTCAACGCGGTAAATGGCGTACCGTCAGCATTTTTAATCAACGGTTCAGTGATAATCCCCGCCCCAACCACTGCCACAACAAACGCGTCAATCGCCCCCGTTCCATAGTCTGAATTTTCATCCACCCAGCGGGCTTTTCCTGTCAAAGTCTGCGCGGCAATCCCCACTCCATAGTCAGCATTCCCCCGATCTAAGGGCAATTCCCGACGTTGCCGTGAGTTTGTGGTCGCCCCTTGGTACAGCGCGTAATAACGTTTGCGTTCATACGCCCAGCGCGGACTGAAGACTGCAATAGCATTTTCAATAAATTCATTCATCGGTGAATTGCGCTTTACTGAAACGGGATTGGAGTGGATTGGAAAGCCGTTGAATTTGCCGTTGCCAATATTGAATTTGGGTACGCACTTCTGCTAAATTTGCCCGTGTCACTTGGCGTTGTCCGCTCGGCGTGGTGATCATGTAGCTTTGGGCTTGCGCGAGGGCGAGTTCTGTGGCTAACCATGCGTCTAAATGTTGTTGTGCAGTTTCTAGGTTCATAGTGGCGTGTCTTTTTGTCTAACATACCAAAAAAGCGAAAATGCACGAAGGGGGGTGCATTTAATTTTGGCAAGCGATGTGCGATAATAAAATAATCATCATCGAATCATTATCAAATCATCATGAAAAAAACGATTACTTTAGAATCAGTTAGACAGGCAATAATGGAATTGGTTGCAGCAAACGAGGCGACTACGCTTGAGGCAATTCGTCTGAAAACGGGCGGGAGTCTCAAACTGATTGCTGAATATCGGCGGTTGATATTGGGCAGTGGTGGCGAGAGTCAAAAAGATGATCTGTCGCAAGTAGTTGAGGTGTTATCAAAGATTTATGAGCAGATGGTTTTGCTAAATCAGACCTTGCAACCGCGCGTTGAAAGTCGTATAATGATGCCGAAATCGTTGGATAATGATAATCAGATGATTGTGAAACAGGTGGACGCACCCAAGTCGAAAGTTGCGTTATCATTGGGTAATGATAATCAGACGCAACCCACTACTGCGACTAAAGTTGCATTATCATCGGATAATGGTAATCGTGAGAAGGTAAGAGAATTGCTGTTGCAAGGCGTGAATGTGGCAGAGGTATCGCGACAAACGGGTGTGCCAGAATCAACGGTGCGTCGAATGCGTGATAGAATAAATAGAGAGCAGATATGAAGGAATTAGTAATAACTTGTTATTATTGCGATATATGTGAAACTCGTTATTTCTCTGCTGAGGAAGCATGGGCTTGCGAAAAGTTAGAAGTTAGAAAATCGTATGGATTAAAAGTTGGCGATAGAGTGCGGATTGAACAACACCCGATCTCGCGTGAAGTAGGCAAGGAAGCCGTTGTTGCTATAAAAATTATTCGACGTTCTCATGAGAAGCCTTTTCATGAAGAAATGGTTGTCGTAGAATTTACTGACCCACCGGGGAAGATGTTAGTATCTCCTGATTGGCTTGTTAAAATGTAGGAGGTCTAACGATGAAGCAGACGTGACACGGTGCGATTCTCCCGTCCGTAACACGTTGTTGAAGTGTTGACAACGGTGTGCCATGCGAAGTTACTGGGAGGCTTCGCCGTCTGCTTAAATACGATGATTTTATGTAAGAGGTAGAAAATTTGCTGGGGCAAAATGGATAAATTCGATAAACCAAGCCAGATAGATGATGCCGCAGTCATTGAAAAATATGGCACTTACCAACAGTGCATGAATATATTGATTGATATGGGGTGTTTGAGTGAGATGAAGTTCCTTGAGCATCAAGGCGAGGTTGAGTTTCTCGCTCGAAATATCATAGAATTGGTGCAGAAAGGGATGAATTTTGATAATGCTGTCGATAGTTCACGCAATGAATTCAACGAGCATTTAGGGTGTGTGTTGTGGGTTGAAGCAAAACGGCGTGCGAGAGCGGGAATCAATTTATAAAATTTGTGGAACTGGTATAGCTGGCTCTCAGGCAATAGGCAACATGAATTTGAGCAGGAATGCAGAGTCTCTCATTAAAGCCTAATACCAGTAATAACGGAGTTGAAATGAACAAACCAATCCTATTTCTTTCTTGGGAAGAAGTTGACCGTCTGCTATTAGAACTAATAATCAAGCATGAAGCTCCACCTATTGAATTTTTTGATTCAAAATACCGCAAATTAATCCAATGGGATAAAAAATGTATTGAGTTTGATTATCAACAATTCGAGTTGATGAATAACGAAGAAAAAGCCATCTGGGATAAATGCGCTTTAGGATGGAATAACGAAAAATTGTCTAAACTCTCTACTGTAGAGAAAGTACGGTTATTTGCTGACTTGAATTTTGTATATGATTGGCGTGCTTCTCAGCAACGAAGACGTGAATTTGAGCAGGAATGCAGAGTCTCTCATTAAAGCCTAATACCAGATTTAGCATGGAGTTGAAATGGAAAAATGCCCAATATGCCAAACAGGGTTGCTTATCCGCGATACACGCAAAGTAAAATATCGTTACCATGAAAGAGAAATAGAGGTCGATCAGCCCGGCGATTATTGCGATCAGTGTGGCGAATCTATTTTGAATGGGGAAGATTTACGGGCAACAGAAGAAGTATTAACTCAGTTTAAACGTGAGTTTTAATAAAAATCATCCCCATGCACAACTTTACGCACCTGCTGAGGTGGTGATTTCGTTGGACGGACGGGTTGAGCGGCAATGGTTTTAGGGTGTAACGTTTTCGCTAAACGCAATTTCAATGCTAAAAAGTAATTGATAACAACGGCATCAAGCACATGGTTCGCCCCCGTTGCCACCCATTGCCCCGTATCCGTCAACTGTTCAGCGGTCAATTCCTTAAAAAACTGCAATGGAAGATTCTTAGGATAATGCCACCGCCCCGCCCGTGTCAAATCCCACTGCAACCGCGCATACACTTCCCGCTTTAAAAAATCCGTGTCCAACGTCCACAAGGTCAATCCCCGTTTTTCCTGCTTCCCCCGCTGCGACACATCCACCTTACTTGCTGAAAAAGGCTTATCCATCACCCGCGAAGCCCCCTTGGTTGCCACTGCACGCGGCTTTCTGCGGCAATAA